TAGTATTGTTGTATCGGGTATTGAAGGTGGTGACGAACGTAGAATAATTGATAACATGATGACTAATCTCAGGTCACTTACTGAGGAGTTAAACATAGGATTGGTTGTCGTATCTCATTTACGCAGACCTAGTGGTGACAGGGGGCATGAAGAAGGGCAAGTGACTTCACTTTCCCAGCTCAGAGGTTCAGCGGCTATTGCTCAGTTATCAGATATAGTAATTGGCTTAGAGCGAAACCAACAGGATGCAGAAACATCCGACACAACCACTGTGCGTATTTTAAAGAACAGGTGGTCAGGAGATACAGGTGTGGCTGGACAGCTTCACTACTCCAAAACAACAGGGCGTATGTCAGAGGAAGTTGATGTACCTTTTTAATCACTCCAGCGAGAGGATCGTATGATAATTTTTGATATAGAAACAGATGGGTTACTGGAAGAAGTAACAAAAGTACACTGCTTAGTAATACAAGATACACGAACAGGAGTAGTGTGGAAATTCTTTGGTGATAATTTGAAAGAAGGTTTTCAGTTACTAAAAGAATCACCTCAGATTGGTGGGCATAATATTATAGCGTTTGATATACCTGTATTGCAAAAGCTATACGGGTTTAATTATGAGGGCGAAGTGTTTGACACACTTGTAGCCTCCCGACTTATCTGGTCAAACTTGAAAGAAAAAGACCTGATAAAGAGAAGTGTGGACAATAAGTTAATTGGATCACACTCCTTAAAGGCATGGGGGCAACGTCTATGTTACCATAAGGGTACTTACGGTGAACAAGAGGATGCTTGGGATAAGTTCACCCCCGAAATGCTAGAGTATTGCGCTCAAGATGTAGGGTTGAATGTGAAGCTGTACGATATGATACAGCGTAAGTGTTATCCTAAAGAGCCAATGGATTTAGAGCATGAAATGGCAAAGCTCCTAATCCAACAGCAAGCGGTAGGCTTTCCTTTTGATGTGGAAGCCGCCCAAAAGTTATACTCACGCTTGTCAGGCAGGAAACAGGAAATAGAAACTGAGTTAGTTACTACAATAGAGCCTACAATAGTAGAGCTTAAAACAAAAACAAAAATAATCCCGTTTAATCCCGCATCACGACAACAGATTGCAGATAGGTTGATGAAGAAGGGTTGGACACCACAAGATTTTACACCATCAGGTGAACCAAAAGTTGACGAAAAAATTCTAGCAGGAATTGATATGCCTGAAGCAAGGCTTCTCACAGAATTTTTAATGTTGAATAAAAGATTAGGACAGTTAGGAAATGGAAAACAGGCTTGGCTTAAGCTTGAAAAGAAGGGGCGTATTCATGGTAGGGTTAACCACATGGGTGCTGTGACTTCTAGGTGTACACATTCTGACCCCAATGTTGCTCAAGTTCCCTCTGGAACTGCCGCCTTTGGGAAGGAGTGCCGCACACTATTCCATGCCCCGAAAGGATTTACCTTATTGGGTGCAGACGCTAGTGGTTTAGAATTGAGGTGTCTTTCACACTACATGAGTCGATATGACGGGGGTAAATACGGCAAGGAGATTTTAGAGGGTGATATACACACAGCAAATCAAGAGGCGGCTGGGCTATCAACACGCCCACAAGCGAAAACTTTCATATACGGATTTCTCTACGGAGCAGGGAATGAAAAGATTGGAGAAATCATTGGCAAGGGAGCGAAAGAAGGAGGGCAGATTAAGAAAAGATTCTTAGCGAAAACCCCTGCCCTTAAGAAACTAACAGAAGCTCTACGCAACAAACTAGATACACAACATGGAGAGAAGTTTATCAAAGGACTTGACGGTAGGTTGATTCCTATTCGTCACCCCCATGCGGCTTTAAACACACTGCTTCAATCGGCTGGCGCAATTATATGTAAGCGTTGGTATGCTACCACCGAAAGGATGGTTAGAGCGAAAGGCTACACTAGCGAAGAAGTTGCGATAGTGGCGTTTGTTCACGATGAAGTGCAAATTATAGTTAAGGAAGGATTGGAGGATGCAATAGGTGCAATCACTAAAGAAGCAATTAAAGAGACAGAACAACACTACAACTTCAAATGTCCTCTCGACTCAGAGTACCAAGTCGGACGAAGTTGGGCAGAGACTCACTGATCCTAACAGGCTAGGCGATGTTGCAGAATTTTATGCGATCACTTGGTTATGGGATGAGGGGTTTGAGGTGTACCACAACTCAGGTTGTAGTGGTGCAGTTGATATTGTCGGGATCAAGGACGGAGAGGTTTACCTCTTTGATGTTAAGATGAATAAGAACCCAACTAAGAGTATGGCAAAGTCCCGTACACCGCTTCAGAAGAAGCTAGGAGTTCAATTCTTACTCTTTGATCCTCGAACACGCAAACTCCGATTGCAGAAACACAAGGAATAAGGATGGAAATAAACTTACTAACTATAACACTTGTAACGAGCTTCGCTTTTCTCAGCGTTTCGTTGGGAGTCAAGTGGGCTATCGAATCAGTGATTGATTACAAGATGGCACAATACGGTTTGCGTATGCTGAGAGAGGAGCAACCAGACATAATAGAGGTAGATGAAGATGACTTCAGATAGAACATTATTAGTGGACGGTGACATTGTGGCATACAAAGCCGCAACAATAGCAGAGACTCCGATTGATTGGGGTAATGGTGTGTGGACTCTACACGCCCATGAGAAAGATGTCATAGGCTCGATGGAAGAGTTTATGAGTAAGATTATAGAAGAGTCAAGATGTAATAAAGTAATAACCTGTTTATCAGGTGATAAGCTATACCGAAAAGAGGTTGCACCTTATTACAAAAAGAACAGAGCAGGGACGAGAAAGCCCATGCTTCTGAATTTTGCTAAAAAATATTTGTCAGATAATTACAACGGTAGAGTTGAGGAAAGATTAGAGGCTGATGATTTGCTAGGTATTCTTGGCAGTAATGATCTCAGCACTGTAATATGGTCACTAGATAAAGACTTGTTAACCATCCCTGCTTACCACTTACTTAATGGTAAAGTTGAAGAGGTGGGTCAGGAAGAAGCAGATTACAATTTCTTATACCAAACCTTAGTAGGTGATTCGACAGATAACTATAAAGGCTGTCCCACAGTTGGCGCAAAGAAAGCTGAAAGACTCTTAGATGAGCAAGGCGCAACATGGGAAACGGTTGTAGCCGCTTTCGACTCTCAAGGCTTAGGTGAAGAAGTAGCGTTAGAGAACGCAAGGCTGGCACGTATACTGCGTGACGGAGAATATAATTTTAAAACAAAGAAGGTAAAACTATGGGCGGCTTAAGTAGAGACTTAGACACCGATAAATACAGTATAATTTCAGAGCCAACGCCTGATCCAATCAACAGCCCTCCCCACTACAATGAGGGTGCGATTGAAACTATAGATTACATTGTGGACGTTTTGGGAAAGTTTGAAGCCATTTCGTACTGCCACGGAAATGTAATTAAATACACTAGCACTAGACTCTGGGCTAAGGGTAAGCCTGTTCAGGACGCAAAGAAAGCGGTCTGGTACTTAAATAAAATGATTGAATTAATGGAAGAAACAAAAGGAGTAAACTGGGGATGAATAAAACAGCAGAGAATACAACGGGTAATCCGTCTTATGAATATATAACAGGAATGTTTGAGGGTTTTGACTGGTATCAAAGCCGATGCAATGACACAGCTTTATTTGGGGAGGACTTAGCAATCGAATACTTAACGCTAGGTCTTTGCTCTGAGGCTGGAGAAGTTGCAGGGAAATTGAAAAAGAAAATAAGGGATGGTGAACCGCTAAATTATAAAGATCAAATGTCGGCTGAACTAGGCGATGTGTTCTGGTATCTTGCTATGTTGGTAGACAGGTTAGGGCTTAACCTTAGTGACATTGCCTTTAACAATCTTGATAAACTCTACAAACGTAAATTGAATAACAAGATAAAAGGATCAGGGGACAACCGATGAAGAAGTGTCAAGAATGTGATGCAGAAGCAGAGCTTACAGTTATTGAGGGGGATTATTTTGTATGTGACCCCTGCCACCGACATCTTATGGACACTATTTTTCTAGGCGATAGGGAATCAGAGCCAGCTTGTGACAACTGTGGCATAGGCACTGAGGGTTTATTTCCCATGCCAGAGGTCGGTGAGGAAGGTTTAGTTTGCCAGCCCTGTTACGAGAGAATTTCTGACATAATGCTGGAGGGTTAAACATGGACACGTATCAACAATACATACACAAATCACGCTACGCTAGGTGGATAGAGGAGGAAGGCAGACGGGAGACTTGGGAAGAAACAGTCAAGCGTTATATCAACTTTTGGGTAGATAGAGGACAGCTCGATGTTACATTATCAAGTGAGCTGTACCATGCTATCTATAACCTCGAAGTTATGCCATCTATGCGTTGCTTAATGACGGCAGGGGAAGCGTTAGACCGAGACAATATGGCTGGGTTTAATTGCTCCTACGTTGCTGTTGATAATCCAAGAGTATTCGATGAGATACTCTATGTACTAATGTGCGGAACAGGTGTTGGCTTTTCAGTCGAGCGTCAAGCCGTACAGAAACTACCTATAATAAGTGAGGAATTTAATGAAACAGAAACTACAATCATTGTACAAGACTCTAAAATCGGCTGGGCTAAAGCTTTCCGTGAGCTGGTCAGTCTTTTATATACGGGTCAAACTCCTAGTTGGGATGTATCGAAACTTCGTGAAAAAGGGGCTAGGCTTAAAACATTCGGTGGACGCAGTAGCGGTGCTGATCCTTTGGTCAAGCTTTTTAACTTTACAGTTAATACTTTCCGTAATGCCGCAGGGAGGAAGCTAACCAGCTTAGAGTGCCATGACATTGTTTGTAAGGTTGCTGAAATCGTTGTTGTTGGGGGTGTACGTAGGTCTGCTCTTATCAGTCTTAGTAACCTCTCTGATGATCGTATGCGCCATGCGAAGTCTGGAAACTGGTGGGAGACACAAGGACAGAGAGCCTTGGCAAACAACTCAGCGGTCTACAACGAGAAACCAGATTATGAAACCTTTCTGGAGGAATGGGTAGCTCTCTATAAGTCTAAGGCTGGAGAGCGTGGCATCTTCTCAAGAACTGCTTCTAAGAAACAAGCGGCTAAGACAGGTAGACGGGACACTGAACATGATTTTGGAACAAACCCCTGTAGTGAGATTATCCTTCGATCTGCTCAAGTGTGTAACTTGTCAGAGATTGTGGTAAGGGCTAGTGATACCTATGTAGACCTTGAGCGTAAGACGAGGCTTGCTACCATACTAGGAACACTGCAATCTTCACTCACTGATTTTAGATATGTAAGATCAATCTGGAAGAAGAACACAGAGGAAGAGTGTTTACTTGGTGTAAGTATGACAGGCATCATGGATCATAAGATACTATCAGGGAATGGTAACTTTCAAGAGCTGGTGGAAACACTAGAGAAACTTAAGAAAGTAGCGGTTGACACTAACAAAACCTTTGCGGCTGAGTTAGGGATTAATCAATCTACTTCTATAACGTGTGTGAAACCTTCGGGTACAGTGTCTCAACTTGTAGATTCTGCAAGCGGAGTTCATGCCCGTTTTTCTCCGCACTATATAAGGAGAGTACGTAGTGATGGGAAAGACCCTATTACTCAGTTCCTAAAAGATTCAGGTGTAGCTTATGAAAAGGATGTAATGAATAAGGAGAACTACGTTTTTGCGTTCCCTGTGAAAGCTCCTAAAGGTGCAACCTGTGTGGAGGAGATCAGCGTCCAAGACCAGTTATTCTTATGGGAAGTTTATCAGGATGCGTGGTGTGAGCATAAACCAAGCGTTACTATTTATTACTCTGATGATGAGTTCCTAGCGGCTGGACAATGGTTGTGGGATAAGTTGGATAAATGCTCTGGTATTAGCTTCCTTCCTCGCACCGACCATGTGTATGAGCAAGCCCCTTATGAAGCGATTGATAAGGACACTTATAATACACTTAAAAAGGAAACCCCATCAGAGATAGATTGGGATAAATTGGCTGAGTATGAGAAGGAAGATACAACCACTGGGACACAGGAATTAGCTTGTTCAGCGGGTTCTTGTGAAATTATATAAGCCTTTGATTTTAAAGGGGTTAGTTCAACACACCCCCTATAGAGAGTAACTATGAAAACTAAACCATTCATAAGTAAAGAATTAATAGAATATTTACGGAAACTATTTCCGAATAAACTACCTAACAGGAGAGGCGTATCGGATAACGATATAGCCTTTCTTCAAGGTCAACAATCCGTCATTGAGCGCATGGAAATGATGCTAGAGGACGATCAAACAGAAGAGGTATAACTATGTGTTTTGGAGGATCAAGTTCACCCCCACCACCAACTATTGCACCACCACCCCCACCAGAAAAAGCACCTTCAGAATTAGAGGATGCAGTGGATTCAAACGCTGTTAGTTTAAAGAAGAAACGTAAAGGAGCTAAAGGTTCGCTAGGTCGTGGCAATTCAGGCGCACAATATAAA